ATCTACTCAGGGGAATACAGCAACAAGTAAAAATAGAGAGAGACAGCCGTATTGATAGAAACAGCCTTGCTACCGTTCCTCCGATTTTACATCCAGTAGGCCAAGCTCCTACTGACTGGGGGCCAGGAAGGTACGTTCCTTATCGACGTAAAGGAGATATAGATTACGGGCCTACTCCTACCTATAATCAAGGTTCTCTTGAAATGGAAAAAACTATGGAGCAGCAAGCAGATAGGCTTGTTGGTTTAGATGAGGGATCTCCTTCATCACAGATTCGCAAACAGTTCTTGATTGATAAGTTTTTGAGTCACTCAGCAGAAGTCGTTTCTCAATGTTACCGTTGCTTCCAAAGGTTTGGGCCTGACCAGATATTCTTTAGGGTTACTGGTGTACCAGATCCACAGATGTTTAACAAGGGGAACGCTGATGAGAACTTCGATGTTACAATTAGCTACGATGTTTTGAACACAGACCCAGAGAAACAGGAAAATAAACTAAATCAAATGGTTTCCCTTCTACAGCTAGATCGCAACGGAAGGATAAATGTAGATAACTTGCTAACACTAATAGCAGGTTCGGTTGATCCAGTGCTTGCCGATGGTGTTCTTGAACCTGCTGAGGTTGCACAGGAAAAACTACTTAAAGATATTACAGATGACTTATCTAAAATTTATGCAGGTATCGAAGTTCCAGCGCGTCCAAGCGGTGCTCAAGCGGCTTTACAAGTTGTTCAACAGTACAGCCAGCAACCTGACGTTCAAAAACGCTTGCAAGAAGATGAAGCTTTTGCTACTCGTCTTCAGAAGTACGCTGGACAATATCAGTTCGCTGTACAGCAAGCACAGAACGCGCAAATAGGCCGAGTAGGTACTGAACCAGCTCAGATGGGTCAGATGCAAACTCAAGGTATGAAACAGTAATGCCTGATAATATAAGTAAAAATGAATTTGCTCTTGAAAGAGCAAAAGATTTAGAGTGGAAAAAGTTTGTTAGCAAAATGGACAAACTTAAAATAGCTGATAGTGCAAGGCCAAGCAGAAAACAATTTGAAACTACCTTTGATCCTGAAGGCTCAGGATATGATTATGTTTCGGCAGTAAATGCGGGAATGTCTCCTGAGCTAGGAGAAGATGGGAAGCATCACTGGCATAGTCGTGTTGGCAGTACTGGACTCTTGTTAAAAGGCAAAAAACATAACACATGGAACAAGCTTGTTGAAGGCGAAAAACTAAGTGGATATGAGATTTTTAAAAAGTCTGACGGTAGGTTTTATTCTCGCTCTAATTAGTATTATTATGGCAGACAATAAATCAGTATCTGAGTACGCTAATCAACGTGCTAATGATAAGCTTTTTATGATGCGATCCGCAGCACGATGAATATAGAAGACGACCTAAATACCTTATCTCATTACGAACATTTTGCAAGATTCATTAAGCTTATTAGTGATCTTAGAGAAGAGTGCATAGCTGATATGCACGAAGCTGACACAGAAAAGCTTCAAAAAATTTCAGGACAAATAATTACTTACGATCAGATACTGCAAATGACTGATTGGCAGGGGATACAAAAGAAATTTTCTTCTATCCTTTAGCACAAAAAAAGTGTGCTATAATTGGGCTTCGCCATCGCTCGGCGTTAAGGAGTGGAAACAATTATGTCTAACGAAGTTATCTCGGTTGACTCTGAATCCGAACAAAATTCAGTGGGAAATATAACAGCGGAGGAGTTTGCCCTCCAACGCTTAGAACGACTTCAAGGAGAACAGCCCGAGGATACTCAGGAAGTTCAAGAGGAAGAAGTTCTAGAAGAAGCGGTTGAATCCGAAGAAGAAGTTATTCAGGAAACTGAAAACGAATCTTCTGAAGAAGAGACTGAAGATGTTCTTTCACAGTACAACTTAGATGATTTATCTGAGGATGAGCTTAAAAATCTTGCTGAAAAGCTTGGTAGTAGAGCTGTGGCTCGCTTTGGCGAACTTACAGCTAAACGTAAAGCAGCAGAAGAAGAGCTTGATAGAGTAAAACAATCATTACAACAAGATCCTTTGAAACAGGAAATGGAAGATGTCAAAGACAATCCATTTGACGATGTTCAGGATATTAAATCGTTACAAGAAAAGGCTAAAGAAATAAGTGATATTATTGAATGGGCCGAAGATGTTTTATTTGAATCAGACGATTACTCTGCTCACGACGATGTTACTGAGCTAGATGGTAAGAAAATGACTAAAGTAGAGGTAAGATCTGCTTTAAAAAACGCTCGAAAATCTAGGGATCTTTATCTTCCTGATCAACTAAAAAAAGTTCAAAAAGCTGAAAACGCCAATACTCTTAAAAGAGAGCTTGGTGCAAAAGCTCTTAAGGAACTTGAATGGTTAAATAAAGAAGATGACGAAACACGTAAGGCATTTTTTAGTATAGCTGCAAATAAAGATTTGCAAAGTGTGTACAAAGAATACCCTGTGCTTGGTGCAGAGCTTCCTTATATTATTGCTCATGGAGTAGATAATATATACGCTCGTAAAACAGTACCTAGTACTTCTGCTAAATCAGGAACTAAACCTAAGATTAATCCTCCTAAAGGTTCTGTACCTTCTTCTGCTATGCCAGAGCAAGGTCAAAGAAAATCATCTAAAGTACTAAAAGATTTATCTTCACGCTTTAAAAAAAGTGGCAATAAAGATGACTTCATTTCACTAAGAACCAAACAATTATCTAGAAAATAAAAAAAATGGCATTCTCAGATACATTCGATACAACAAATCCTGGTTCGGCTGTTTCCAATCGTGAGGACTTGATGGACGTTTTGACCATCTTGGCTCCCGAAGAAACTCCCGTACTTTCATCCGCATCTAAATCACGAGCAAACGCTACGTTTGTTGAGTGGACTGTAGACTCTCTTTCATCTCCCAGCACTTCTGGGATAGCTGAAGGAGCTGACGTTACTACGTTCACCGACCAATTCAGTGGCCGCGCTCGTCTAGGCAACTACGTTCAGAAGTTCCGCCGCGATTACATGGTTTCCGATTTACAGGAAGCTGTTGACTCCGTTGGGCCAGCTAAGGTAGCACAAGCCGAAGCAAAGGCAATCCGCGAACTAAAGCGTGACATCGAAGCCACTCTATGCTCTACCAACGACCGCGCTGCGGAAGATGGAGCTGGAACGGTTTACAAGTTGCGTGGACTTGGTGACTGGATTGATTCCGCAGGGCCGTCTGACGTTCCTGCTGCGTTCCGCACTCCTGCTGACAGCATCCACTCAACTGGTGCTTTCACTGAAACAGTATTCAACAACCTCATCACCTCGATCTTCCGTGTAACGGGAGCTAGCAATGGTTTAACTTTGGTTGCTGACACTGCTCTCCGTCGTGAGATCAGCGACTTTGCTCGCCTTGATCCAGATGGTTCTGGTGCTGGAACTTCTATCCGTAACGTAAACTACAACGGTGACGTTGCTCAGATCAAGCTCTCTGTTGAGTTGTACGAGTCTGATCACGGCACGGTTGCTATCGTTAATGGAAATCCTGACTGTATGCCCGACACGGCCAACAAGGACACTGGTTATCTGGTTCACCCAGAGTACTACGGTGTTTCCGAGTTGATCCCAATGGGCAGTGCCCGTCTCCCCAATCAAGGTGGTGGCGAGCGTGGATTTGTTGACTGCGCATTGACGCTGACAGTATTCCACCCTGGTGCACACGGTAAAATCACAGCACTTAGCTAAACCATAGGAGGTACATTAAAATGGCTATTGAACTAAAAAAAGTACAAAACGTTGAAACCCTAGCATTGGGATTCAATTATGAAGCTTCTATTGACCTGTCTACTCTCGGCACGACCGCTGGTTCAGCGACTGCTGTAGACATTCAAGTTGGTGGAGCTGCTATGGCTGGAGGTGTCTTCGGAGCTGCAATCATTGTTGACGAGCTTGTCGTTGGAACCAGCATCACGGATGCCACTATTGCTATTGGCGATGATGGTGACGCTGATGGTTTCGTCGATGAAGTTGACGTGTTCAATGACAGTGGAAACCTCGGCAAGATTTTTGCCAACACAGGAGCACTTTCTGTTGTAGGTTTTCATCTTGCTAGTGCTGTTGATCTCACCTACAACTTCACAGGTGAAGGACCAGACGTTGCTACTGAAGGAAAGATTCGTCTTTTGATGAAATACTATCCTACAGCAGGAGAGTTATTCGCATCATAATTCTTTAAAATAAAACTATCTAGGGGAGGTCAGGCCAGTTCTGGCCTCCCTTTTTTATTTATGAATATTATTAAATGCCAAGGAGTGAGCTGCAATGTTAAGTCATCGTGCAGTAGATATTACCCCCTAGGGGTATCTGTTGACGAAGAACAATCGTTTTTTGTTGTAGCAAAAAGCCTTCATAAATTTTTTAAAAGTTGTTTGTTCCTAAAAAAGAAATGAATATTATTACATC